CATTACCCGCTCAATAGATTGACGAGTCAACCCCGCCTGCTCACGCTCACGCATTTGCTGCGCCAATTGTTGTTGCTGGCCTACTGTTTGCAAGCCTTGTTGATATTGCTGACCAGCAGCGCCGTAACCACCAGCCGCAGCACCTAGTATGTTTTGCAATGCTGAACGCCTTGGCCCACCTCGTGACATACCTTGTGACAAAGCAGCCGCAGCACCAAGCAATCCAGCAATGTTTGATCTGCTTTGTAATGACTTAGATTGATCTGCGCCTAACAACCCCTCAACGCCAGGATCTGTAACGCCGAAAATGTTCGGAATGTAATCTTGTAGTGCCATATATTTCCCTTAGATTAGAGAAAGACGTTGAGGCATAATTACTGGATTCTGCTGAGGAGCTAGGAGACTCATGTAATCATTAGCTTGTATCGGCCCACCACGACTTACTTGACCGGGTGGAGCGTATTGTGTTGGCTGCTCTTGCATCATATTGTTTGCTAAATTAAAGCCTTGATTCGTCAATGTCTGGTTTTGATTCATAAAGTTCAATGCTTGCTGACCAAAGCCCGGAGCAGCAGCAGAACCCAAACTAGGCGCAATCATTCCCGGAGAAGTTTGCAATGCAGCAGTGCCAGCAGTCATTCCAGCGCTAGTAGGAGCCAAGCCCAAACCGGTCATTGTAGGAGCAGTAAGCCCAGCAGTGTTGGCACTTAATCCAGCAGTCGTAGGAGCAAAACCATAGCCAGCCATAGTAGGAGCTGTAAGACTAGCGGTTCCTGCTGCTGTTGCCCCAGTGCTACCCAAAGCAGCACCAGCAGGAGCAGCGCCACCCATTAATGCGCCACCAGTAGCCCCAGCCATACCACCTAACATTGCGCCTGTTAAAGGGTCTTTAGGACTAGTTAGCGCACCAGCAGCAGCGCCAAGCATTATCAATTCTGGGCCAGCCATATTATTTACCCCCCGTCGGTGTAGCGGTTTGTGTCGTTATATTTCCAGCAGGCATCCCACTCATAAATTGTCCGTATTGGTTTAGCTTCATTGCCGGCAGGTTTTGCTCAAAGTTAAACCTGTTGATAGCATCTTGCAGTTCAGCCGATTGATATTGCTCGCCCATTTGACCAGTGGTCATGAGCCGCTGAATATCACCGTAATCAGCCTCAGCCATTTGCGGAGCACCTGCAATAGCGGCTTGTTGTCTACCTCGCTCAGCCTCAGCCGATTGATAAGCCAATTGTCCAGCAGATTCAGCAAGGTTGCGGCCAAATATATCTTGAGCCTGTCCAACCTGCTGATTTAGTGCTTGTGAGCCATAGCGACCAGATTGTGCTGCGCGAGACTGTAATCCCTGTACGCCTTGCGTATAAGCCTCTTGTGCTTGACGATTAGTTCCAGCCAAAGCACCCTCAAGGAACGGGTTAACATTGCGTCCTTGAATGGTTGCTAATTGCTCTGCTTGTGCAGCTTGTAAAAGAGGCGAGCCAGTAGTAGCTCGTTGTTGCGCAGCTTGTAGTGCGCTTTGGGTAATATCAGAAGGCGAAACAAACGTTTGCCCGGGATAAAAGCTAGGAGTTTGACTCTGATATAAAGTCTTTGCCTCACCCAGGCCATAATCGACATAAGGCCGTAGAGTTGGATCTATTTCTGTTGTTGTAGTGCTATCTTGAGTTCCGCCGCCACCAGCCATATTAAACCTCACATATCCATTGTTTTGGGCGGAAGCCAATCTGCTTTGCCCTCTTTTGCCAGCCAGCCCTGTGACTAGAAAAAGAAATAAACTTACATTTGCCTTGACTTGCTATATCTTTTATGAATTTTAACCCATTTTCAAGGGTTTCATGCCTATTTTCTAACGACCAAGCGCACCAAACGTGCATAGTGTGGCCCATTGGTTGCAATATAAAGAAGCCTGAAAATCTGCTTTCCTCAAACGTTACCCACAACATAGACTTTTGATTAAAACAGTCCGTATAAACGTCTTCAGGTATCCAGTTTTCAGGGCTTTTGGTTTTAATCTTATCTAAGCCTGGGCGAATATGCGGCCACCAGTTTCTTAGCTCGTCAACAGGGATGAATTTAACGTCCATTAACCAACCACAATGTAGCCATATGTCTTATTTATAGTATCGTTTGCCCAATGACTAATAGTCGCCTGCCCTTGCTGTTGGCTAGAAACATAAAGGTTACTTGTTGCCATCGGAGCAATGTATTGAATCGTTACAGTAGCAGCAGGCGCACCCGGAACCGCAGGACTAATTGTCGCATCATAATTAATCAATGAAACTGTAGTCGCAGAAACTAAGCCTTCAATCTCTATGTAATCCCCAGCTTCTAAGCTTATAAATATCGTTAAGCTTGCAAGCGTTCTACTTGGATCACCAGCAGATTTGCGAATGGGTAAATCAATTCGAGATGCAGACCTTGGTATGTTTACGCCATTTTTCTTAAACCAAACTTCAGCGTATTGTAATGCGTTATCGTCGCTAGCAAGTTGAATAGAAAACTGAGCACTATACACACCAGTATTGCGAACATTAAGACGGCTATTATCAGATAAATAAATGCCGCTAGCAGATTCTGTTGTGTCGTATTGAATAACAGCAGGAGTAAATGCCACTGGCGCTGTTTGACTTGTATTCCTGGTAAAATAGCCGTAAGGCGCAGCATCAGCCTCCGCTTCATCAGATACAGGGACGAAAAAAATAAGACTATTGTAACCGATGCGCTCATTATATAAAGTTGTTGTTGTAGCATTCCCAGTAGCTAAAGTAATCAAGCCACCATTGTTTGTTTTCCCGTCCATAATCCCACGGACAACTTCAGCGACTTTTCGTTGATCACCGCCAAAAACAGGTAATGTCGTAAATTTAGTCATCGAATACCCTGCGTTACAACTTCAACCTCAACACCGATAACAGTATCCCAGTTACCACTAGGCTTTACCTTAACCCTTGTATAGCGTCCAGCAGACCTCAAGGAGCATCTACCCTCACTATCTGCGTCAACGTATGCTGTGTACTCTGCAGGCTCGTCTAATGCGCTCCTTGCGGCAACTGCAACGCTACCAGATCCGTTATCTACAAGCGGACGTGCTAGTGTAAGCACTGAACGGCCTGAATCCATATCGCCGGATGATATTTCAGCCGTTTTCTTTTGACCAGAAAATGAGATAATCTTTTGGCCTCTAACACCTGAAAACAGCAAGCCGCCACCAGCCCACACCCTAGAGTCAAGTGGAGTTTCAAGCGCATCAATGCTAGCTGAATATTGATCTAGTTGCTCAAGTGTGGCACTAGGTGTTAGTGCGTAAGAGATAGAAACTGCATCAGTAATACCATAACTAAACTTCTTGTTGCTTATCGAGTAAATCAGTAAATACTTGCTGCCGAATACTCCATCAAAGCACCAGATAACAAGCTTATTTACTGGATCTACAGTTGCGCTCATTGTCGTTTGGATATTGGACGGGATGGCGTTACTAAAAAACCAGCGATTTACTTTTTCAGCACCGATAGACACTGTTGATTGACCATCACACACATAAAACCCGTCATCAGCTAGAAAGTACGTAACATTCTCAAACTGAGCAATTGAGCCGTTTGAAATACAACCTAGAGTCCTTGAGATAGCGTCAAATTGAAAGAATAGCGGGCTGCCAGCATATGTCATACGGTAGATTGCACGCTCCAGGAAGATCAACCCGTATTCACCACCAGATAATCCAGTAATGTCACCGCCGTCAGGTAGTATCTGCGAGTCTGCTTGACTTGCAGGATCAGGAGTCCAATCAGTCTCGTCGTTAATGTCAGACCAGTAAACCTTGTTTTCTTCGCTGGAAACATTAGCAGCAACAACGAAGTCTTTAACTACAGTTACAAACTTAGCCGCAGGAGCATCGGCAGATAAGTCTGTGAAGTAAGTGCTTGTGCCAATATTGTAAGCTTGTAGCTTATCTTGCCCATTAGCAAGAATCATTGCTGGCCCGAATTGCGTAACGTCCCACGACTCAACAGCAGAGTAGCCAGTGGTCGTCAATGGATCTAGGCTTTGATCTGTGCTGTCAAACTTATATATCTGAGTAGCACCAGCAGCAAACAAGTTAGTCTCACCACTAAACTTGCCCGCAAAACTTACAAGCAAATCTTGTCCAGCATCAGCAGAGTAATTGACTTCAGATAGTATTGGAGCATATCCATTAGCTACCGGGTAACAGTTAACCGCATCAGTAACGTTACCTGCAAGTCCAGGTTGATCTGGTAGCCACTCGCCAAACAATATTTTTAGTTTTGCCATTATTGTGTCAATCAGTTTATTTTAGTTTCTTTACTAATACGTCACACACCAACTGATCCAGCCATATCTTCTTGAGCCATTACCCATGCGTAGCACTTAGCAAGGAAACCCTCGCCTTCTTGTGCTTCTACTTCAGGCAATGGGCAATGATAACGACGAAACTCAATGTCGCGTGTGTCGTCGTCAGTAGGCTTTGTTGCATAGCCAGCAACGTCAATCATAACGCTATGCCGATTATCCGTATCTCGTGTGCGGGATACTGCTGCCATGACAACACGAAAATAAGCACCGGAAAATGGCACACCGTATTGTGAATTTGAAATGTTAATTTGAATTGCCATTATTATTTCCTTTATGCGTAAGTGACTTCGGATGTTTGAATAGTAGCTACCCAACGAATGTTTGTAGCGGCAGCACCTGTTGCTTCAACTTTTAACCCGCCGTTTGTTGTGTCTGCGGATAATGCAAGCGCCCAGCCGGGTGTATTATCAATAGCTGTTACGGTAGACGCAACTAGTGTTGTGCTTGCTGCGGTTCCTTCTCTGCGGATTAATCCTTCAATCTTCCATGCTGCTGAGGCAGTACCATCAGAGGCTTTTTGACGAGCTATGATGGTTCCTGAGAATGCGTAGGCAGAGTTGTTGGGTAGGATTACTTGGTCGGTTGTTCCGGGCGCAGAATTATCAGT